TCGGCCTGGAATATCAGCAGTATGACAATGAGCATACGCAGATATACACAACTGAGTCATCTGACAGAGCTTTCGAAGAGGAAGTAATGTTATCTGGCTTTGCTCAAGCACAAGTTAAACCAGAAGGTTCTGGTGTAACTTACGAAAGTGCTCAAGAAACTTTCACAGCAAGATACACTCACGAGACAATTGCTCTTGGGTTTGCGATCACTGAGGAAGCGATTGAGGACAATCTGTATGACAGACTTGCGTCTAGATATACAAAAGCTTTAGCAAGATCTATGGCTCAAACTAAACAAGTAAAAGCGGCTGCACCATTAAACAATGGTTTACCTGGTGGATCTTTCCAATCAGGTGATGGCAAAACGCTTTTCGCAACAGATCACCCAACTATTGCTGGAAGTTTCAGTAATACGTTGTCTACAGCTGCGGACTTAAACGAAACTTCATTAGAACAAGCTATGATCGATATCAATGCTTTCACTGATGAAAGAGGTTTAAAAATAGCTGCTAAAGCTGTTAGAATGATCGTTCCATCTGCACTTCAGTTTACTGCAGAGAGATTAATGAAATCTCAAAACAGAACTGGAACTGCTGATAATGACATCAACGCACTAAGAAACATGGGTATGATTCCTGGAGGATACTCTATTAATCACTACTTCACTGACACAGATGCGTTCTACATTATCACAGACGTGCCAAACGGTATGAAGCATATGGAAAGAGCTCCATTAACTACAAAAATGGAAGGCGATTTTGACACTGGCAATGTTAGATACAAAGCTAGAGAAAGATACGTATTTGGCGTATCTGACCCTAGAGGTATCTACGCATCACCAGGTGCTTAATATATAATTTTGTGGCGGGACACAGTTCCGCCACAATCTTTAAATAGAAAGGAAAAATGCACCCTAAAAACTTCAGAGTACAAATCAACGCCTACCAGTATCACGCAGACTTTACTATTACCTGTCTGGATGGCCCAATAGATATTGAAAATGCAATAGTTGACAGATTGGGAAAAGGTGATATAAAATGGGAACATCTTGGAGAAATGATGGACCCAAGAGTACAAAGAATAACCTATGAGGAGGTTATCAATGGAGGCGATAATGCAACATCTGGAGACCCTTTACACACAGAAGAAGGGACTAGATCTTCGATGGGAGCAGGAGCATCTTAAAGAGGGTAGATATACTCTCGATATGGTTAAGATTGACAGAAAAGTCAGAGAAGTAATTAGCCAGATCAAACTTGCAGAAGCAGAAAAAGCTGATGCACAGAATAAAATAGACGCTGCGGCTCCTCAAGTTTCTGTAGCTACTTAGTAAAAAGCTACATCGTTGGAAAAAACCAATCCACATCACAGGCTCTCTTGCGCTCTAATAAAATCTAGTATATAAAAAACTAACTATACAAATAAGTTTATGTAGACGCGTATAGTCGACGGCCTAGAGACTACATAAACGTAACTAGGAGGATAATACTATGGCAAACACTACGTTCCAAGGACCGGTAACATCCAAAGCAGGATTTATTACTACAGGTCCAGCTAATGTCGTAGACGCTGATTCTAGCATCTCGTTAACAGTTGCTTCTCATTCGGGAAAAATTGTGCACAACGATGCAGCAGGAGCAGTGACTTACACATTACCAGCGACAAATGCAAATTCTGATTCTGCAGTTGCAGGACCAGGCGCTGATCTAAACAACTTATCTAACGTTGGTGCTAAATTTACGATTGTAAATTCTATCACTAAAACTGGAGACTTAGTTGTCCAGGTTGCAAATGCAACAGACGTTATGACTGGAATGGCTACTATTGTTGACACTGATTCAAGTGACAACATGGAGGGCTTTATGACAGCGGCAGCATCTGATACTATTACTTTAAACGGTAGTACAACAGGTGGTGTAACTCATGCAACAATTGAGTGTACTGTACTTGCTTCAGGTAAATGGAAAGTTTCAGTAGTTACTGGTGGTACTGGTAACTTAGCTACACCATTTAGTGCAGCAGTAAGTTAATAATCAAATTAGTGTGGGCCTCCGGGCCCATACTTAATTTAATGGAGAATAAAATATTATGTATAAAAGTGATGTAAAGTCGGTAAGAGTTACAGCTACCGGAGCAGTATTCGCAGGAAGAACAAGACTAAGAGGAATTATTCTTGCTTCTGATGGCGGTGGTGCAGGGACTATAATTCTTCAAGACAACACAGATAGTTCAACTTTGTTTCAAGCTGACGTTCCTAATGGAGATGTTTTTTCAATGAACATTCCTGAAGATGGAATATTGTTTCCAGGTGGGATGAAAGTTTCTACAATTACAAACATAGACGCAGCTACTTTATTGATTGATAAGTAGGAGGTTAAATGGCTAACACTACCTCGGGAACAACAACTTTCGATAAAACTTTTGCTATCGATGAGATAGTAGAGGAGGCTTATGAGCGTATCGGACTGCAAAATGTTTCTGGATATCAACTTAAATCTGCAAGAAGATCTCTTAATATTCTTTTTCAAGAATGGGCAAACAGAGGACTTCATTATTGGGAGATAGCAAATAACAATATCACATTAGTTGCAGACCAGGCTGTCTATACTATGTTCAGATCATCTGACGATGGTACATCAGACGCGACAGCTGTATTTGGAGTTGATGATATTTTAGAAGCGTCTTTTAGAAACAATAATGTTGATTCACCTCTTACAAAAATAAATAGATCACAGTATCAAGCATTATCTAATAAGACAGCTACAGGTCAACCTACACAATATTATGTTCAAAGATTAATAGATAGGGTTACAATAACTCTGTATCTAACACCTGGTTCAGATCAAGCAGGTAAGTTTATAAATTATTATTATGTTAAAAGAATTCAAGATGTGGGAGATTATACAAATGCAACTGATGTCCCTTATCGTTTTGTTCCATGCATGTGTGCAGGATTAGCTTATTATCTTGCGATTAAAAACGCACCACAAAGAGTTCAAGAATTAAAACTATTGTATGAAGATGAATTACAAAGAGCTTTAGCAGAGGACGGCTCATCATCTAGCACTTATATAAGTCCTAAAGTTTATTATCCGGAGGCATAGTGGCATTATCTTCAGGAAAATTTGCAAAATTTATATCAGACAGATCAGGATTGGAATTCCCATATTCTGAAATGGTTATAGAGTGGAATGGTGCTAGAGTGCATATATCAGAATTTGAAGGCAAGCATCCACAACTAGAACCAAGAGCTTATTCTGCAGATGCACAGGGTTTATTAAATGCTAGACCTGCAAGAACTGAGCCTGCGGTTGCAAGAGTATTAACTTTAAACCCTTTATCTACTACAAACGGATCTACAACCGTAAATGTATTTGAGGAAAATCATGGTAGATCTACGAGTGATACTGTAAGATTTAGAAACGGAGAGGGATCTTTAGGTATAACAAGCGCAGATATAAATAAATCTGCGGGATTTACAATCACTAAAGTTGATGCTAATAATTATACATTTACAGCTGCTGGAACAGCAACAGCAACTGGTAATATAGGAGGAGGAAGTATATCGGCTGGTCCGGTAACACTATCAGCATAATGGCAGGATTAAGCGCATCAGGATTAAAAACACAAATTAAAAGTTATACTGAAACAGACTCTAATGTATTAACAGATGCTGTATTAGAAAATATTATTTTAAATGCACAATATAAAATATTTAGAGATATTCCAATAGATGCAAATAGAAAACAACAACTAGGTAATCTAGTTGCTGGGCAAGAATCTATTAACTGTCCTGCAGGGGCTGTATTTATAAGAGGTATACAGGTTTATGATACAGCTGGATCTGCTACTACAGGAGCTAACAGATGGTTAGAGAAAAAAGACTATACATACTTACAAGAATATCAAGATGTGACAGGAACATCGGCAGCACAAGGTCAACCTAAATACTACGCTATGTTCGGTGGTGCTACAGGAGAATCAGACACTACATCAGGACGTATAGCTTTTGCTCCAGTCCCTAATACCACATATAGATTTAGAGTTCATTTTGATAAAGCACCTGATCTTTTAGAAAATAATGATACTAATTATATTAGTCTTAACTTTCCAAATGGCTTACTATATGCATGTTTAGTAGAGGCATATGGTTTTCTAAAAGGCCCAATGGATATGTTGACATTATATGAACAAAAGTATAAACAAGAGGTACAGAAGTTTGCTGCAGAGCAACTCGGTAGACGTAAAAGGGACGATTACACAGACGGCACAGTTCGTATTCAAGTTCCTTCTCCGTCACCATAACAGGAGATAAATTATGGCAATATCATCAGCAATATGTTCAAGCTTTAAACAAGAGCTTTTACAAGGAAAGCACAGTTTTGAATCTTCAGGTGGTCACACTTTTAAGATCGCATTGTTTGATAGTGATGCTACTTTAGGTGCTTCTACAACAGA